GCCCGTCTCGTCGGGCCACGCCATCATGCCGGTATGGTGGTCGCCTACAGGATACACCGCGAGCAGGTCGGCATGTGAGCGGCCCTTGGGCGCCTTGACCGGCGCGGCACGCTTCACATCGCCCGCGATCTTCTCTGCGTAGAGCTGCCACAGCCGCTCGCGTTCGGCGTCGTCCGGTTTCTCCGAGATCCACTGCGCGGCGACGTTGCCTTGCTGATCGAGGAAGGTCGAAACCTTCGTGACCTTTTTCGGGTCCGGTAGCTGGAACGTATCGGCGGGGTCGCGGCCGGCGAGCTTGGTCTTATCCCACCGCCCGACTTCCTCCCCCGCGCTGTTGCGAAGGATTGACTGGCCCTTCATCATCAGCCGCGGCGGCAATGTCGAGACAAAGCCTCGCCTTTTTGCCTCGATTGCGCGGGCCTCGAATGTTGATCTGTTGACGCCCAGCGCGCGGGCCGCAGCCGATACGCTGCCATGCGTCACGATGGCGTCCACCGCCTCCTGACATAGTTCATCTGATAGCGGGGCCTGCGCCATTACTTGCCGCCCTTCGTGAAGGCCGCGAGCGCATTGAAGCGCACTTCCAGATCCAGATACCGCTGCACGGCATCCATCCAGCCCAGCAAGGCATCGTTGTAGGTAGGCTTGGCGGGCGGCAGAGACGGACGAAGCGGCGCCACCAGAAGGCTAGGGTCGGGTTGCCGGTCCACCAGCTTGGGGTGAGAGGGCGCGGCGCAGGCCGTCAATGCAACCAGCGCAAGGACGGCAAAACCTATACGTGTGTCCAACGCTCGCACCTTTTGATTTGGCCGATGAGCCTTTGGGAGACACCAAACTCAACGGCTATTGCTCGTTGCGAGGAAGTGCGCGAGCGGATCGCCAGCACGTCGGGCTCTGAAAGTTTAGCGTTAATCCGGGCTGCTCCACGCGGGATAGCCTTCCGCCACTTGTCTGTGAGCCACGTCGCAACGTGCTTTACGCCGCGTGACTGTCGTCCCTTTGCGTTCCTGTCGGCGGCATTTTCGGCATCCGTTCCGAGGAATAGATGATCGACGTTGATGCAACTCGGCACATCGCACTTGTGGCAAACCTTTAGGCCCGTGGGGATTGGCCCACGTTCAGCGATCCACGCCAATCTGTGCGCCGGCCAGCGAACACAGTCGCGCGTACCAATTCCGTACCCCCAACGGTCAACGAATTGAAGCCACAGAATGCACCCCGAATTGGGTTCTGGGATGCTCCGCGATTCAAGGTATTTGAGTGTGCTTTCGGACGCCGCGGATGCCATCATTTCATCTCCGTGGTTGCAGCGCAGACCTCACCCATTCAGCAGCAGAATTAAGAGCGGCGTCGCCAGCGCAAGTCGAAGGGGTGACATACTTGATGACCTCTCGCACAGGAGCGGCCGAGGCTTCGCGCTGCGCTATGTTGTTCTGCATGTAAGCAATCAACTGACGCGATAGATCTCGATCTTTTATGGCCTGCTCGGCCACTGCCTTGGCGTCGGCAGCGATGATCTCCTGCCGGCCGATCTCGCGCTGCTGTCCGCGCCAGACGTAGTAGCCGCCGATCAGGCCGGCGATCAGCAGACCACCCAGTGCAAGCGGCACCCACGAAGGGAGGAGTTTCATCACGGGTACTGCGCCACGAAGTGACGGCCGGCGAACTGCTCGCGCTCGCCATTGCGGCGGCGGGTGATCTCGGCCGGGATGTTCCAGCGGTCGAATTGAAGCGCGGCCTCTTCAAAGCGGTGAAGGTTGATTTTCTTTAGCAGCGTTGAAGATTTGAACGCGCCCACGCCGACATTGAAGGCGAAGCTGACAAGCGCATCGAACTGGTACGGTTCAAGCCCCACCGTCACGCTGTCGTTGATGGCATCCTCGAAGCGGGCGAGGTCCGCCTGTAGGGTCGCCTCTACCTGCTCGTCGGTCCATACGTCACCGACCACAAGGGACTCATCCATATGACCGACGCCCACGGTCGGCTTGCCCACGGTGTCGAGGTAGACCGTGTTGCGCTTGCCCTCGCGGGCAATCAGGAGATCGAGCCCATGTTGGCTGATCTTCATTGGGCTGCACTCCTCCAGTGTCTCCTCGCCCGCCACGCGAAGAAGGCGACAACAGCAATCCAGATCAAGGCTTCCCAAGTCACGGCTTCCGCCCCGGCAGGATCGCGGCAACCGCGTCCCACACCTTGCGGAGCCCACCCAGCGGGTCCGAACGGATCTGGCTCAACAGAGCCGCCACCAGCACGATCAGGTCGTAAGAGAGCGTCGGAACAATTGCGGCGATGGCGAAGCCGGTCACGTCATGCCATCCCCATTCCCGTGTCACCAGAAAGCCGGCGGCCGGGCCAATGAATAGGGCGAACAGGCCTGCCGAAACGCGCTGGCGCGGCGACAGCACATCGCGGCGGAACGAATCCCCGAAGAACGCACCCACGAAAGAAAACGGGATCAGGAACCAGAGCGCGTCCACAAGCGCGGAGATTCGGTCATTCACGACCCGCCTAGCCTCTCGGCCGCATGGTGAGGTAGATCGTCCAGACCTCTAAGGCCGTGGGCGTATAGGCCGCCAGTGCCTCGACCAGGCCGTAGACGGAGGCGCCCGGCGCGATGAGTTCAGCCTTCTTGGCGGACAGGCCCTCGGTCGGGACCAGCAGGCAGGAAGTCGAGCCCGCGAAGCCCAGCGAGACCGTGTTCTGGAAAGAGGCGATCCAGCCAGAGACATCGGTCACGTTGCTCGCGATGGCGCTATTGTCGCCCGCCGTTGCAATCGTCGGAACGACCGAAAACAGGTGAACGCGGAACGTCGCGTTGGTGGCGGACGTGCCGGCGACAGCCTTGCGAATCCGCAGAGACTCGATCGTGAACGGAGCGGCGAAAGGGTTGACCCACTCCAGCGGCACAACCGATGCGGCAGTGGTCGAGTTCGCAATCAGATCGCCCGCGGCATAGATATTCGCGTCGTTGGGCCGGGTGAATGTGGCCGAAACCTCGCGGAAACGGATAGATGTTCTGATACCCATGACGCACCTCAACTAGACAGGTGCGTATTATGCTGCCGACCTCCCAGATACAGTGCAGGTGGCGTCTACTGGATGACGTGCCCTCTAGGCGTTGAAGCTGCCGGCGAGACGAAAGAGATCGTCGAGGTCGCTCTCGGACCAGCCCGCCTTGGCACCGATCACGGAAATCATGGGATCGTCGCGACGGAAAGCAGCGGCCCGATCCCAAAGCTTCTTGGCTAAAAGATCGCCCTCTGCGGCGACGATCTGGTCGATCTGTTCGAGGATGCCCATCACATTGAGGGCGCGCATCATCGCGCCTGCCCATACTTCTTGGGGAATGTCGGCGCGGGCTTCGGCTTTGGAGAAATCGAACGTTGCGAGGGCGGCCTTGGCTTCTGCCCGCTGCGCGTCCGTAGCTTCAGGCGCAAACGCGATCGTCCACTTTGACGTGTCGTTCGTTCCGTCCGTGCTGATCCCGTAGATCGGCGCCAGCGTCCGAAGAGTTTTGTCGATGACCGAAAGGGCGCTCATCGCTAGTACCTCCACCGATAAGTCAAGCCGAAGCCACCAGAAGCCGTTGTGTAGGCGTTGCCGCTGGTGAACTCCTCCAAAGCGCAGAGGTAATTAAGCCCAAACGGCAGGCCCCCGCCTTCAGCCGTGGACCAACCGAAACCAGCCCCTGAGTAGGACATGGCGCTTTTTGTGTACGAAGCCGTGTTGATGGAGTTGAAGCCGATGGCTACTCCAAAGTTGCCCGACAAGCCGCCCGCGTATCCGGGGAACCCCCACGCGCCGTTGACGCCATCTTCTTTCAGGCCAGCAATGACTGTGACGCGGCAAGTCGCAGAAGCAGCCGCTGGCCTCAAGGCCGCGCTGCTGCTCCAAGTGCCAGAGTTAACCACGCCTCCATTTACGAGGACGCGATTGTGGGCGTTCCAGATACCGATGATCGCTTCACCGAAAGCGGCGGCAGATGATCCAAACTTCAGGTCGATCTGCGACGACGCATTGAAGTAGACCGACCCAACGTAAGTGCCCATGTTCGCGGCCGGGCCGTTGGTGATGGCGTACTTGTTCGTCAGGATGCCATTGACCATCTGCAATTCGGTCGTCGCCGCGCCAGCACCACGAACGCTGGTGTAGTTGAACACCGTATGCACGCCGGACTGCGAGCCGGACGTGGTGATGAAGGTGCCGGCGACCTGATTGGCGAGCGTGGTCGAGAGCTTGAAGCTGTTGGCGTCGACCTTGGTGATGAAATAGTCGGTGTTGACGGCAAGCCCCGTGGGGAGCGCGCCGGTCGTCGTGAAGCGCACGGTCGCGCCATCCCACAGGCCGTGGGCGGTCCATGTCACCACGCCCGGCACCGCGATGGTCATGGTGGCGGTCGCGCTGGCCGTCCACTTCGGGCCGCGCGTCAGGCGCTTCGTGCCAGCGTTGCTCCACACGAAGCAGTCCTGGATCTGGTACGGACCGGCAGCGGCAGCGCCCGCGTTGTTGGTCGCGCTGGCCGTCGTGTCGTTGTTCAACTCCGTGAACGCGGTCGGTATAAATTCGGTTCCATTGTAGATCGGGACCACATTGCCGACGTATGGGGTGTAGTAGATCGTTGCCTTGCCGGCCTGGTCGGTCGAGGAAACCGGAACACCAGTCTCAAGAGTAAGGCGGCCTTGCGGTAGAACGCTGTTAGCCACCCACGCCAGGGCGCCACCAGATACGCCCAGCACTTGGCCAGCCGAGCCGACCGCCAAGCGCGCCACGGTGTCGGCCGCCGAGCCATAGATCAGATCGCCGGCCGCATCGACTAGCGACTTCGGAATATAGTTGGTCAGATCACTGGAAGCGGCAGCCCCCAGCGTCGTGCGCGCATCTGCTGCGGTGGCATCGTCAAGCACTGTCAGCATGAACGCCGAGGCCAGGGCAAGAGCAGCCGAGCCGTTCACACCAAACGCGATGCTGGTCGTCCCGATGACCGGGCTCGCCGTCGTCACCTCATAGATAGCAGAGCCGCCGATCGTCCCCGACACCACAGACACCAGCGTGCCTTGGACGCAGTCGCGCGGGCCGTTGAAGTCGACCGCTCGCGCCCATGTCGAGGTGTTCGCTAGATAAATGCCGTTCTCGGACGCCGTCGTCTGGTTCTTCACCAGCACCCGGTCGTCGGCAACGACGGTCACGCCGTCGATCGTCTGCAGACCGGACAGCGTGATGTTGGCCGTCGTCGCCACCCGGCACGGTGCCTTGATGGCGGTGCCGCCAGAGACGCCCAGGCGCCGGTCTAATGTCATTGCGTACTCCTACAGAAAGCGATTATAGCCGCCGATCACCGATCGACGGCGACGTGGCGTCTACTTCTTGGGACCGATCGTCAGGCCGCGCATCCATTCCAGCAGGTTCTCCGGGTTTTCGCTGCCCTCGACCAGGACATCCCACACATATTGCGCCGAGGAGCCAGGCTGCCCCAGCGGCAGTGCCGTCACGACACCCGCGACGTTGAAGAGATTCTTGATGAAGGTCTTCGATACGTCCTCGCCAGAGCCTGCTTTCCAGATGTCATTGCCGAGGCGAACGACGTTGCTGCCAAAGCCCTCGACCGGCGACAGCTTGGGATCTCCGAATGGCTTGCCCGCCATCTTGCTGGATGCCGCGTTGGCGATGTCGCGCCCATAAGGCACACCCGTGAACAGGCCGAAGAAGACGTTGCGCGCGGCCCACGCCGCCCACTCCTCGTCGTCGCCTGGCCCCTGCCCGGTCAGCAGCGGCGACAGCAGCGACGGCACGACCAGCAGCCAGAACGTCTGCGCCACGACGCTGCCCCAGCTCACGCCGGGGTCACGAACGTCACGCGCGAGGCTGCGCTGGCGGTTATAGAAGACGTTGAAGTAGCTGTAGAACATCGTGAACAGCTTCAGCAGCGGCCCGCCACGCTGGATGGCGGCCATGTCCTTGGCGGCACCGCTGCCTTGCGTGTCGCGCACCATCTTGTCGGCATAATAGACCGCCTGCTCGTCGGTCATCTTGTGTTCAGAGAGGCCCTGGTTGTAGGCGCCGATCCATGTCGGGATCGACACCGCGGCATCGAACGCGGCGATGCCCGCAAAGGCGAAGCGGCGAACGTCGTTCAGGAACCCGGTCTTGCCCTGCATCTTGAGCTGGGCGGCTCGCAGGTCGCGCTCGAGGTCGTTGGCCCGGTGGCGCATCTCGGCGGACTTGCCATGCACGAACTGGAACTGCTGGACCGGGTTCTTGGCGAACGCGCGCATGCCGTCTGCCATCCCCGCCGCACCCAGTCGCTGGACGGAGTTGGCATAGCCTGCCGTCTGCGCCAGCATGGTCGAGATGCGGAAGCCCAGGCCCACGATCACCACATTGGTGCGTAGGACGTTGGCGAACTTCTGGACTGCGTTCAGGCCCTGCCGGTCGATCACCCACTCATGGGCGATGTTCTTGAGCCACGGGTCGATCTGCTCTTCGTATTCCGGCCCCACTGCGTCGATGATCGATTGCTTGATACGCTCGTCGCTGAAGAACTTGTGAGCATTGATGATGGCCTCGCGGAACTCGATGTCGTGCGAAACGTCGGTCAGGTGCTGGACGATCACGTCGAGGGACAGCCGGATCGGGGCCTCGAAGCCGGTTCGCGCATGGGTGGCGCCGGCACGGGTCGAGGGCCTGAAGGCGCCGCCGGGGAAGATTTCACCCACGGTCGCAGCCACATCCGCCTTGGCGCCGATCTTGGCCGCCTTGGTGCTGAGATTGGGGTCGTAGACCGCCGGGTAGTAGCCGCCCTTCAGGGTGCCGTAGGGCGTCTTGACCTCGATCGGCTCGATCTTGGGGGGCGCCAGGCCGGTGACACGCTCATGCACCGCCTTCAGTTCAGGCCACTGCGTCTCGATCAGATCCCACACGCCCTGCACAAGCGCCCATTCCTCGCGGGTCAGGTACTTGTCGAGCGTCGCGCGGACGGCGACCTCGTCCCACTTCATGCCGACCGTCAGCTTCTCGAGGTTGGACTGGTTGCCGATGTTGAGCGCCATGGCGATGAGCTGCGTCTTGTTGAACTTGCCGGGACGACCGCCGGGCTTGGGCAGGGTCTGGATGCTGTGAACCTCCAGCCATTGGTCGCGCTGCTCTTGCGGCACCAGCGCATAGAGCGCCTTCAGCTTGGCGTTCAGGCCGACCAGGCGGTCGCGTTCCCTGCCCTGCGCGTCAGCGAACGGCTTGAAGCCCATGCGGGTGAAGATGCCCCGGCCGGTCTTGTCGCCGTCCAGCCACTCGAACAGCGTCTCCAGCTTGATCAGGGACGAGTCGCCGCTCTTGATGCCGCTGATCAGCTTGCCCATGCGCTCCTCGAACGGGGTCAGGCCGGTGTCGTCACGGCTGACGCCGCGCTGGGGCTGGGCTGCCGCGGTGGTCAGGCCTTCCTCGACAACAGCCTCGAAGTCGCGCTTCTTCTGGTTGTCGATCAGTTCCTTCTTCATCCGACCGAGTTTCGCCATCTGCTCGATCGTGGCGCTGAGACCGCGCAATTCCTCCATGGTCATCTGCGAGAAATGCTTGCTGCCTGCACCCTTCAGGCGGGGCGGTTCCAGCACCTCGATGCCCAGTTCCTTCTGCTGCTCGGCGAAGGCATTGAACAGGGTGCGCTCGGCCAGCAACGCGCCGCTGCGCTTCTTGAAGTCGAACTCCTCGAGGATCTCGTGAATGGCGTTCAGCGCGCCCTGATCCATGCTCTTGATCTGAGCGGCCGAGGCGTAGCGGTCCATCCGCTTGCGAATGCTGTCGGCATCGTCGGCAGCCTTCTTCGCCTCCTTGTAGAGCGCGAAGTTGTAGACCTGGTCCTGCTTGGCCTTGAACGCAGCCACCCAGTCGCCCTTGACGAGGGCCTTCTGGACCTGCTGGCCCGCCATCCGCTCGGCACGCTGGTAGCGCGCGACCTGTGTCGCCTGGTACGACGACATGCCGCCGATCTGCTCGGCCGCCCAGTTCTGGATGTCACCGATGCTCACCGCGCCGGTCTGCCCAGCCTTGCGCGCAAGCATCCGCAGATCGACTGCCATGAGGTCCAGGCGCTTGTCCGAGTGGACGATGGCCCACGCCTCGGCTTCGATGCTGCCGTCGTTCAGCGGGTCTCCCAGGGCCTCTGTGAGCCGCCTCTGGGTCTCCTCGGCGATCCGCGACTGGACGGCGGTGCCGCGCCCGCCCTTGTCCTTCCACGCCTTGTCCTCGGCGGCGATCTGCATCAGGCGATCGGCCAGCTCCATGCCGTTGCCCAGCCCGAACAGTGGCGCCATCTCGTCAAGGGAAAGCCCCTCTTCCGCATGGATGCCCGCCGGGAGCGTGTTCAACCCCTCCTGCCCGATCAGTTCTATCAGGCCGGCGCGGGACAACTTGCGGCCCTTCAGTATCTCAGGCGTCTCGCCGGAAAGCATGACGCCCTTCTTCAGGAAGTGCAGCGCCTGCTGGCCCGGCTCGGCCATCATCTCGTCGGTGACTTCGCCCCGGATCTTGGCGCGTTCCTTGTCGTATTCGCCCTTGGCCTGCTTGCGGAGGTCGCCCGACACCTTGGCGAACAGTGCGTCCTGCTGGTCCTCGAGTACGTCCGCGGTCTTCTTCGTGTAGGCCGCGAACTCGGCCTTGCTCATCTCGCCGTCCTTGGCCGACTTCAGCACCGGGTTCAGCCCCTGCCGGTCGTTCAGCGAGGCGATCTCCTCGTCGGTCGCTAGCATGCGGTCCAACACCGCGCGGACCTCGGGAGAGATCGGCGCCTGCAGACGGCGCATGTCGCGGTAGACGCCCAGCAGCCACGACTTGAAGGCGCGGAACACCTTGCGAAGGGCATCGGACGGGGCCTTGCCCTCCATGAGGTAGACCTCGCCGGCACGGGCCAGCTTCTCGTTCTGCTCGATGCGGACCTTCAGCGCGGCCCACTCCTCGGCTTCCGCGCCGTCGAGGCTCTTCTCGCCCGTAGCGTCGATCTTGGCGCGCAGTGTATTCACCCGCCCGCCCTCGTAGGCGCTCAGTCCAATGCGACCGTCCGTCGAGCCGACGAAGTCGAGCAGCACCTTGAAGTCGGCCCGCATCTGCTCGCTGGCGCCAAGGTGGGCGACATCGAACTCGAACTCGCCGAACCACTTGTGCCACATCTCATGCAGCAGCGTGGACGGGTTGCGGGCCTGGTAGAGGTCGACCGTGGCGGACGTATCGCCGAACGTGATCGAGCCGCGCTTGTCTTGGTCTAGGGTTACGCCTTTTCCGGCGCGTCCGGTGCTGCCCTCATCCCCGCCGACCACCGGCTCTCGTTGCCCACCGGGTTCTCCGCTCGCGGCTTCTCGCGACTGGCGATCTGCATCCGCAAGCCCTGCACGAACGGATTGTCCGACCCACCCTCCGGGTCCAGTCGCGCCAGCTTCCGCTTCAGTTCTTCCAGTTGCGAGACCATCGATCTTCTCCTGATACTGATGGCTGAATGCCACCTGTGTCTCATGCCAGAAAACGCCAGCAAACGAGACGCCCGAAACATTGGTGGCGACGCGCATCGCAACGTCGTCCAGTTCGTCGCCTTTGGCCTTCATCTTATCCGCAATGGCAGCGTCATCCAAGCCCGAAAGGTCGTCGTTTCCGTACCTTTGCTCGAACTCTGGGACGTACTGCAGGCGCACGCCGACCGCTGCCGGCATGGCACCGGCCACATAACCGGGCATCCGGCGTCCGTCGACGGAGACCGTCAGGAAGGACACCCCCTCCTTCGCCAGATCCGCCAGCATCTTCTCAAGCTGCTGGGCGGCGGCGGCATCGCGGAAGTATATTTCAATGCCGGGCCGGTGCTTGGTGTAATCGATCTCCTCGCCATCCCGCAGAACGCGGGAGAGGAAGGTCGAGTCCTGCCGCGCTTCCTGCGCCTGGCGCAGCATCTCGGCCCAGACCGTGCTGGGATCGTAGCCCTCGCGAGCCACAATCTCGAGGTCGAGCGAACGCTCCACGCTGCCGTAGCGGCCCTCGGTCGGCAGGGCCTTAGACGCCAGCACGTTTGCAGTGGCATCGTTCTCGTAGATCGCCAGCCGGATGGCATCGCCCAAGCGCGCCATGTCGGCGTCGGTCGGGACGTAGTCCACCCCCTGGTTGTCGATCGACATCTGCGTGGACAGGCCGCCGACGTACCGATCAACGGGACGCTCAAGGGTCGCCAGTTCCGCCCGCGCCAACACCTTCTGGGCAGCGCGCTCGTCAATCCGGCGCTGTCCGTTGGCAACGTCGCGCATCTCCTGCGCGATTTCTTTCGGCAGCTTGGTGGCCTTCTGCAGCTCCTTCGCGCGCTTCTTTAGGTCGGACGCTTCCTTCTTCGACGGGGTCTCGGACGCGAGGCGCTGGTTGATCTCTCCCAGTTCATCGAGTTCCGCTTTGTGTTCAGCATCCCACGCCTCGACCTTTGCCGAGACTGCGTCGGCGCCGGCCACCGCCTTCACATCGGCCGCGGACGGGGAGCTGTCGATGATCTTACGCAGCTCGCGAACACGGGCCTGCTTGGCCGTGCCGGTGAGGTTGGCTTCCAACTCGAACGAGCCTCCCTCACCTGAGACGCTTGTCCAGTTGTTGACCGTCCAGACCTCTTTCTCGATGAACCAGACAACAGCCTGCAGGTCGTCGTCATTGATTTTTGCGAGAGCAGAGTCCTGTCTCATCTCGCTGTCGGATCTGATGACGGCAACGGCATGCGCGAAAGTGTCCTGCCCGAAGCCGAACTGGCCCGTTGTCGAAGCATCAGCAAGCATCTCACCGGAGACGGCTATCTCTGCCATGCTGGGTATGCGACGCTTGCCGGCCAGACGCTGCAGCAGGCGCGCGGCCCAGACATCGATCGTCGCCTTGCCCCGGAACCCAATGAGGTTGCCAGAGAAATTGAGCGCCTTGGGCGCAGTGCCGCTACGTCCGATATCGGGATCAGCGTCCTTGATTGTGCGCCACAGGTTGAGCATGGCGCGCACCACGTTGCGACCGTTGAACCCGTACTGTGCGCCACTCTCCTTGGTCGGCATGAGGTCGGGCGGCAGTTCACGCGCCTCAGACAGAGCCTTCCTCTTATCGATGTATTCCTGCATCTCCTTGACGGACTTCAAGGTCTGCGGCTTATCGCTGTCCATCCAGGGCTCGCTCTTCGAGGCCTGCTTCTTGGCGCGCTGCTCGTTTACGAACGCGCGGAGGTCGGTCTCGAGCCGGTCGATATTCTCAGACCAGGCTACCCACCGCGGCATCAGCGCATCGAAGTCGCCCCGGCTTGCGCGGCGCAGGCTGTCGACCGCATTCTCCCAGTTCCCGCGCACTGGCGTATTGGGCGACGTGGCTCCGAGAGCGTCGGCAAACAGGTCACCCAGGCCACCGAACTCTTGGCGCAGCCTGGCGCGCATTGCCTTGTACCAGCCGGCTTGGGCCAGGATGTTCTGGGCGTTCTTGTCGCCAGCAGCGGCGCGGCGATAGATGCCACGAACCTCTTCCGCAATAGCATCGCCGAGCGCCTTGACCCTGCCCGCGTATTTCTTCTCCGATGGCTGGATATCTTTGCCGTCGTTGTCCCTAATGAAGCTGTAGGGAACCAGCTTGTACATGAACTCAGGCTTGCCCTTTTTGTCGAGGCGGGCCTTGATGAAGACCAGAGGCTCCCAGTTCTGTGCAGGAGGATGGGCCAGTTTGTGCTTGCGAACGGTCGCGGTGATTTCTTCAACCGATAGACCGCTCGGCCCGACAGACGCGGCAATGGCCGCCTTCTCTTCAGTAGACAAGAGAAGCCGATTACCAGTCGCCCGATCGCCACGCTGGGCGACCATGATCAAACTGTCGGAAAGGGGCTGCTTAACAACCAGAACATCGTCTTGCTCGTAGCTGGTCCCCTTCTGGACCTTCTCGATCTCGGCGCGGATTTGCGCGTTGGTCGCCGTCTTGAGGTCGAGGCCGCGGCTCTCGAGCCAGTCAACCAGTTCCTGACGGCGAGCCTGGAACACGCCCAGCGCGGCAGCCTTGCGTTCGTCCGCGATCTGCTTGGGCGTCTTGACGACAGGCGCCTCGCCGAGGACCGTCGACAGCTCCGCATCGGCCGCAGCCTTGCGCGCCTCGATGTGGGCGAAGGCCGGCGTGACCACAGGGTCTTTGCCCGACCGGATGCTGTCGAGCATGATGTCGAGCTGGTCAGGGCCGATCACCCGGATGCCGTCGCCCAGGTGCGAGCGGATGGTGAACGGGTACTGCGTGAACGCATCCAGGGCGTCGGTGAACATCTGCGGGCTGCGAACCGCACGAGCATGGTAGCGCGAGGCCGCATAGGCAGCCTGCTGGGAAGCCTGCTCATTGGTGAAGCCGTTCGCCTTCAGCATCCCCAACACCTGCTGGTAGACGATCTCCTGCGGGCTATCCTGCACGCCGGCCGCGACCTGCTCCTCGAAGCGCGCCACCGCAGCGGCGGTCTCCTCGGCCTTGGCCTTGCCCTCCGCGATGGCCTCCCGGTTGGAGAACCCCATGAAGTCCATGCGAACGTCGTCGCGCCACGCCTTGTGAGCATCGCCGATCGCCGTCAGGTAGACCGGCAGCGGGATCACGATGTCGGTGTTGGCGTTGAGGCCCAGCGAATTGAGCTGCTCGGTGATGCCGAGGTTCTCGGCTAGCGTATCGCGCTCCAGGACCGACATGTCCTGGAACAGCGTGCTGACCGCATCCGACGAGATGAACACGTCGGCCTTCTGCTCGTCAGGCGACAGCGACTCGAGGAAGTCCTTCATCTTCTCGGGCGACAGCTTGTGGAGGGTGCTGCCCTGCACCTTGTCGACAAGGTCATCGAGCGTCAGCGTCTCCGTCTCCGCGACGTGCGTCCGCAGGTCGTTCAGGAAATCGGTGGCAGCCGTGATGGTCTTCTTCACATCCGCGACGGCGGCCTCGCGCTCGGCTTCGACCTTGGCGCGGGATACGTCCTGCACCGTTTTCGCTGCGGTTCCAATGACAACAGACGGGCCGGCGCCGATCATTTCAGCGGCAAGCTCACCAGCGTCATAATTGTCGGCAACCATCTGGGCGAAAAATTCGCCGCTACCCTCGCTCAACACCCCAATGCCGGCGTTGGCTGCACCCCTCGCCACGATCGCGGTGGCGCCCTTGCCCATCGGGAGGGGCTTCATCGCGAGCAAGGAAAACACCTCGCCAGCACTGATCGCCATCGAAGCCGCTGCCGCATTACTCAGCAGCTTGTTCATGGCTTCCGGGTTATCGCGCAGCCATTGCTGAACAACGAACGGGTTGTTGTGATCGAGGGGGAGGCTTTCGATCGTCGCCGTCTCGGCAAATGTTTGCTTGATCAGGCCATTGAGGCGTTCAGGCAAGTCCAAGCCGACGCCAATCCCGCCGGCCACAAGCGGCGCGAGTGGGCCAGCCGCCAAAGCCGGCGCCATTGCAATCGCATTTGGTATATTGGTGACGGCAAGCTCTTGGACGATACCGCCTGGACCTTTTGAGAACTCATCCGTGACCCCCTTGAGCGGGGACTCTCCACCCGTCGGGGCCAAGTCGACCGCACGAAGATAATTGCCGAGGAGAACATTGGTGAGGGATCTGGTCAGCGCGTTCAAAAGCGCCTTGCCATCCACTGCATTGAATGAATCGAGGAACGGCTTGGTATTCGGATCGGCAGGGAGGCGTGAAACGAACTCCTGGCCAAGCTGCTTCTTGGCGGCAAGCAGCACCAGGTCGAAATCAATTCGCTTCTTGAGCGCCGCCTTCTGATCGTCCGACATTTGCAGGTAGCCGAAAACATCGGCATGCCGCTCCTGCTTGGGCTGGGGTTGCGGATCATTCGCCATGCGGGAGAAGTCGCCGATGCCCAATCCCATCCCGTAGCCACCACGCCCGCGATAGGGAGATCCACCGCGGTCGAAGAAATCGATCGCCTGCACAGCCAGCAGGAGGGAGTTTTGCGACCAATCGTTGCCGCTCCGCGCGATACCCTCGACACCTTTCTTGAGTTGGCTCTCATACAGGGGCGCGTCGAACGATGGGAGACGGTCATACACAAGGCCGCCGGCATTGGGGAACGCCGTCGCCTCCCAGTCCGCCGACTCGCTGTCGATCGAGCGCGGGAACTTGCTCGGCCTGTTGAGGTCGTACATGTGCCTTGGCTTCAGAATGCGCTCGATCTTGGCCAGCTTGTCGTAGTCAGCGCCCGCCACCTTGGCGTTCGTCGGGTCGGCCAGGAGCCAATCGCCCAGCTTGGGAGACTTGGCTAGAACGTCCGTATATTCGTTCAGCTTCTGATCGGCCTCGACCCTGGGTAGGTTGCGCTCAACCTCACCTACAGACATGCCGGTCTTGTTCGACAGGTCGAGGGCCTTCGCGGTGGCCTCGGGTGTAGTGTCCCGCGCCCCTGCTGCGGTGGCGCGAAGTCGCTGCTCGCGTTCCTTTGCAAGGTCGACAACCGGGGTCATCTGCCCGCGAAGAACGTCGGCGTATTCGTTGCCTTGATCGACACCCCGTTGCTGCTTCAGCACCTCCGCGTATTCATTTGGCGCGGGCGGCACAGGAGATGCGGCAGGCGCAGATACAGGCGGTGACGGCGGTGTCGGCAACGGTGGCGCGGCGGGTGCCTCGGCGATCTGGACATCGACCGGCGGAACGTCGAACTCGCCATTCATCGCTTGAACCTCTTCACAATCTGGGTGTCGACGTAGAGTTTGGTGATCATATCGTCGGTCGGGTTCTTCACCCCCAGACTCTCGAATGCCTTATCGACCGAGGCTCTATCTGCCTTGGGTATCTGCCGGGCCTTGATGTTCCAGAGCGGCACCGTTGTATCTTGGTTCAACAGCCCCACAGCGGGAACATTCTCAGTGAGGATGCTGAGAAGTTTGCGCTGCTCGGCATCCGAAGAGGTCACGCCGTATTTCTTCTCGAAGGCGCCGAGGTATTCCTCTGCCTGCAACTTGAACTTGTGACCGTCTTTGGCCGCGTCGTTGCCCGCCTTGCTGGGAGTTGGGTCGACACCGATGGTGTTCAATGTTTCGGTGATCTTCTGAGCGAAGTTCGCAACGTGCGTTGCGTGTTTGTTGACCAGATCGCCCTGAACTATTTCCTGCCTCGCCTTACGGGTGGCGGCGTCAATGATGGACTGCCTCTCCTCGGGCAACAGCTTCTGCTTTTTGGCATTCTGGAGCGCCGTTATTGCATCCTGAACATCGCGCCGGTAACGGTAGGCCCTGGCCGCATCCGCAGGAGCTGCATCGGGTGAGGGGTCTACCCGGAGGTCGTTTTTCAGCGCATCGTCAACCATCTGGCCGGTAGTGCGGAACTGCTCCATCTCCTTGTCTGGATCACCCTTGCGAACGACGCCTTGCATCTTCGCCAACTCCTGCAGATCCTTGTTGTCGAGCTTGTCCTTCGACTCCCACAGGTCGTAGTCAGCCCACTTCTGGCGCACGACGGGGTCGGCGCTCGTCAGGCCCTTCTGGATCTCAAGCCAGTGCTTCTGGTCGGTGACGGCCTCGGTGCCTTTGGCATTGTGCTTGATGATATTGGTCACGCTCTCGCGCTCACGGAACGAGAGTTGAGCCCACAGTTCAGTCGGGATCTGCTTCTCGTGGGTCGGCCCCTTGCCGTCAGGACCGCCGGTCGTCATCACCTGGTTCAGGTTCACCTTTTGCGCGAGGCGCATCTGTTCGATCTGCTTCTTCTGCGCCGTGTGCCAGAGTTCCAGTTCCGTCTGGACTAGGGTACGCTTTCCGATGTTGGTGGCGTTGCGCTCCTGGTTCGCGATCGTCATGTCCTTAAATTGCTCGTTGAGTTGGTACAGCAGGACATCGGGATCTTTGTAGAGCGCCCCGTTCTGGGGTGCCGCGGCCCCGCCGGCCGCGCTCTTGGCCTTGGCGGCAGCCTCGGCCTCGGCGATCGAATTGAAGCCGACGTAGATATTGCCGCTCTTCACGGCTAGGTCGACGGCCTCTTCTCGAGAGACTTCTTTGCCGCCCCACAGGCTCGGGATGTTGGTGGGCTTGCCGCCGTTGAGTTTTTCATCCTGGACAGTGATCGACACCTCGGTCGAATAAGAGCCATCCGGGTTCTTTCGCGCCGGCAAGCCGTCGTGGGTCAACTGCCCTTGTCCGCTGGCCCCACCTACGCCTGCGGCCTCAAGGCCTCGGCGGCGCGCGTTGATCCTGCCGTTGTCGCCCGACAGGCCGCGGATGGCTTGCGCGATCTGCGCCGGGTCTCCACTCTGGAGAGACTTGACCAAGCGGTCAGGGATGGAGCCGTAGTTGTAGGCGATCGACGTTGCCGATGCCTTGGCCTCTGGCGTGAGAGCATCCCATGCGGCGCTGCCGATCCTCTCCTTGATGCCGGCCTGGAACTGGGGAAGCCGGCGCGCGAGGTCACGTTCGGCGTCTTCTTTGGTCACGACCGTGTCTTTGGTGACGGGTGAGTGAGTGCCATCCGGGTGCGTCACGGTGTCGGAGCCGTAGCCGACACGGTACTTGCCATCAGTGTCGACCTTCGCCTTGTAGAGGATACCCTCGAAATGCTTGACGACGCCGGGTGCGTCCTTGGGGTCGGGCGGCGGGCCGACACCCAGCACACCGGCACGAATGTCGCGCGCTTCACCGACCGCTGAGTCCTGATTTGCAAGCGTCTTCACCAGGCCGTCGACCCTGATGCGGTCCTTGGCGTCGAGGTAGGTGCCGTACTTGGTGAGGGCCGCAGAGGCCGCGCCGCTGTCGCCGGTATTGACCGCCTTCTGGATCACCAACATAGCGGCGTCGGAACCGGCTGCAGTGGCCGCCGCATCGCCCGGCAGGCCGACCGAGGTGGCATACTGGCGGGCGTTGTCGACCTTGCTCTTGATGAGAATGTCGATTTCCGCCGGGTCGGATGCGGCTGCAATCTTGTTGTCGATCTGGAGCTGCGTGTCCTTCTGGACAGCGCCGCGGTACTTCTCGCCCTCCGCAAGGCCGTGCCGGGCAACGTCGCTCTTGAAGCCGGTGATCTCGGCCGCCATCGCCTGCTTGTAAAGCATCGCGGCCTTGCCAGAGAGCTTTGAGCCAATGTCGTCGGCGTGGCCCTGGAACTGGGTCGGGAACGTCTCGTAGATCGAGGCACCCTTCACCGGATTGACGACGTTGCCGCCCTGCACCTTCATGAAGCCGTTGTCGCCGGTCGTCAGTTCCTGCCGGCGTGCGCGAAGCTGGTTGAGGCTGTCCTGCGCCTGCGTGGTCTGGAGCTGGTCCGACCACTTGGCAATCTCGACGCCCACGCCTTCCATCGCCTTGGCGTCTGAATCGGCGGCGGCCTTGGCGCTCTGAGCGGCGTAGGTCCATGCGGCGACATCCTGCTGCACAGGCTGGCCGACATTGTAGGACTGGACGGTCGTCGCTGCGCGCGGAACGGGGGTGCCGTAATCGGTAGCCTCGGGGATTGTGACGCCCATCAGCCCATATCCTTCATAGAGTCGGCGATGCGCTCGAGCAGCGCATTGGTTTTATCCTGTGCCGCGGCGGTGTCGTCTTTCATCACGCACAGCGCGTCGCAGATCATTTTCATCTGCGCGTCCTGCTGCGCCTCGCGCGCCTGGATGGCGGCACCGACAGCGGCGGCAATGGCGGGGACGATCTGTGTAAGCTCATCGCTTACAGCCTGCATGGTCTTCGCCATGGCCTCGCGCTCTGCCTTGTCGTCCTCGGCGTCGGCCTTGGCCTGATCCTTCAGGATCTCGCCCAGCCCCTCGATCGCCTTGATGACGCTGTCGAGGCCCTTGATCTCGGCGGCATCGGATTCGGTCTCAGCCTTCTCCGGCGCCGGTTCTGGGCGCTTCGCACGAGCGGCGATGAAGGCGGCGACGGACATCAGACGAGCGGGTCGTAGATGATCGGGGCCATACCGCGGGTTGCGTAGGCGGCGGCTGTTTCGCTTTGGGCTACGCCTGTATCACCCCCACCCCAATCCCCGCCGTACTGCGCCGCGAGGCCAATGCCTGCCTTGGCGACAGAGCCGATCAAGGCACCCGTGGCCGCCGACCGTGTATTGCCGGCGGCTGTGTTGTAGGCCGCCTGCGTCTGCGCGCCCTGCCAGACGGCGCCCTTTCCGCTGTAGCGGGAGTAGGCCGCCTGGTAGTCGTTGACGTTGGCGGCGTTCTTGTAGCCACGCTCGCGCTGCTGGCCCTCGAAGTTGGCGACATCGCCCGCATAGTTGCCCTCTGCGAGCAGACCCGCCGTCATCGACGGATCGACGCCGGCACCCGAGGCACCCATCACAGCCTGCGCCCGGCCCGCCATGATCGCGCCCTTGCGCTTGGCCTCGATCATCTGGCGCTGCCCCGCCGCGGCGCTGTCGTTGGCTGCGGCACGGTTCTGGGCGGCCTCGCCCTCCTGCTGCCGGGCCTGCGCTTCCAGTTGCTGCTGGCGCAGGATGGCGTTCTGTTGTGCCACCCTGCCCGCCTGCTCCTGCGCGCCGGCCTGGTTCTGCGAGCCTGCGAACGACATCACGCCGCTGACCACCGTCATGGCGGCAGAGGCCATGCCGATCATAGTTGTTGCGCTGATCCCACCGGACATCGCCTATTCCCCTGTAATCGTGACGCGATTGGGCGAGTTGTTCGAGAACAACCGCTCATACTCGTCGGTGAACGCCATCTCGGCTTCACGAACCGTCCCGGCATCCGTCGGGAAGATCATCGTCAGGTGAACGACCGAGCGGGCAATGAACAGTTGCTTGCGACCCGCGCTGGCAGGCACGACGTTGTAGCCGCGCAGTTCCATGGCAGGCCCACCGACATAAACGTCAGCATCGCCGCTTACGATCAGGATGGTGGCGAGCTTGATCAGCGCGCCGGTCAGATGACAGCCAGCCGGCAGCGTGATCGAGCGGGCATACATGCCGGCATGGATCAAATGGTCGGTGCCGATCTCGTCTTGCGGCAGCACCGCTAGTGAATGGTCCTCGAACGCGCGCACCTTGGCGACCGCGCCGGGAGTCATGGCCGGCAGGTTCGGACGAATGACTGCGGGGCTATGCATGGGCCACCGGCTTCAGGAAGGAGGTGGCGACGGGACGATAACCGAGGCCCGGCAGCACCTTCGCCAGGTCGCTGTCGTTGGGCGCGTTGACCTGCGGGTGGCGGCCGGTCAGTTCGAGCGACTTCTCGTCGGCCAGCTTGAACAGCCTCAATCCCGCGCCCGTGCCGCGTCGGGCCTTGGTCACGAACCAACTCTCGGTCTGTGCCACCAGGACGCCGTAGCGCGGAGAGGGTGCAACGACCAGACTGATAAAGCCGATCAAGCGCCCGTCCTCGACGGCGCTCCACACATACAGCATCCCGGCCTTCTCTGCCCGATCGTAGCTTTCCCAATCGCTGACCACCGGAGGCAGGCCGTCCGCCTTCGACTCAGCGGCGTACTCGGCGGCGAGGGCTGGTAGTTCGGGCCATGTGACGATTTCAACCACGGTGCTGGGTTGGACCCTCATGTCGGCTCTCGCATCATCACAGGCCCCGCGCTGGCCTTCTGGTGGGTATCTGTGAAGCCCAGCTTGGTCAGCAGGCCGACGCTCGTGGACTCGGCGGCGACGGCATAGACCGGCACCTTGAAGCTGCGGATCAGCGTCTCCAGCACGCGCACGGCGCGAGCCTTCGCCTTCAGCATGGGCCGCATCTCGTCCTTCATGTCGGAGAAGGCCACCGGCCTGTCGCCAGAGAAGAACACGCCGCCAACGCCGATCGGGCGGCCCTCGTGCAGGGCAACGTAGCCCTTGAACGAGTACGGCGGCTGGCAGCCATAGTAGGCAGTCGCCATCTCAGCGGTCGCCTCGGTGAAGGTGACATCAGGACTTGTCATGGCCCTCGACCCCCATGACGATGCCCAGCACTGTGCAGGGACGCGGCGCCACAGCCTGCAGGCAGATGCGGGCATCGGTCGTCCATTCGCCATTGAACTCGAAGGCCGGCGCGTCGTAGGCCGTCCAGATGTAGTCGGTGGCGACAGGCTTGCCGGCTTCCATCTGAGGAAGGGCATCCAGGATGTCGAAGGTCGGGCCGTACTTGAGGCCCTTGTGATGGGTGTCCGCCAGCACGACGCCGAGGCTTTCCACCTTCTTACGCTGTGTCAGCGGGGCGCCGGCTTGCGACGCGACGGCGAGCTTTGCCGAGCGCCACTTGGCGGTATAGGGCAGGCCGGCGTAGACGACGGCCGCTGCGGTATCGAGGGTGATCGCGCCGCTCGCGACCGTGAACAGCTTGGGGTTCTCGCCGTCGGCCAGGCAGACGCCATCGGCCCACACGACGACCTGCTCGCCCTCGAGGTGCGTCAAGCCGGTTACCGTAACCGAGGCAGCACTGCTGCGATAGACACCGGAGTCGCCCAGCCGTGTGTCGGCAGCACCCTGCGCCTTGGCCTCGAAAGCCCACCGCTCGAGGTACCGCTTGGTCGAGGCGCCGATCGTGCGGTTGACGACGTAGTAGATGCGATCCTCTTCCGGCGCCGTCGATGAGCCTGGCAGGACGACGACATCCTCGACCGTGCCATCGGTGACGACTGTCACCCAGCAGGTGACACCCTCGATCTTGTCGAACAGCAGCACGCAGACGGTGCCATCGGCGCGCACGAAGTGAACGCGGGTGTCGGGGTGACGCTGGACGGCCACGCGCACGAAGCCGCCCGGCAGGCCGATCTCAGGGATCACTGCCGTCAGGTCGTTGGGGACGTAGGTGTAGGAGCCGCCATCGTAGGACAGCTCGGTGACGCGGCTGGTCGACCGCGAGACGAAGATGCACGAGGTGTCGATGCGTGCCGCCATGATGGACGAGGTGCCGCTGTTACTCACCGGCTTGAGGCCGAACTTGGTCTGCGTCAGAGGCTCGTCAAAGGACGACGCCTTGGCGACGATCGATGCGCCCTGCGTGCCGATCAGAAGATGCAGCACCGGCTGGAGCCAGTTGACGCTGTCGACAGGCCCGGAGCCCAGCGACTTCTTGATCGTCTTGGCATCGCCCGCCTCGGTGTCGAGGTCATCGAAGCTGTCGAACAGGTCGGACGCCGACCCCCAGATGTTGTCCTTGCCGGCCCAGAACAGGCGACCGTCGAACAGGCAGACGCTCGACGGGTAGCCGCGGCGGGGCGACCACGCGCCCTCATACCAGTCCTGTGTGTAGACATCGGCCTGGCCGAGATCCGTCAGCACAGACGCGCTCATCGTCGTTGTGGTCAGGTATTCGGTCGCCCGCACGACGCCAGTGATCGTGCCGGCAGAGAACGTCAGTGCCGCCGTCAGGTCGTCGGCTGCCGTGTAGGCGCCGGTCTTTACGCCGATCCGGTAGTAGATGATCTGGTTGTCGAGCGTGTCGTTGTAGTTGACGTTGTTGACGGCCGTGTAGGTCGTGACATCGGTCCACGAGCCCGGCGTGCCGACCGACCGCTGCAGCGTCACCGTGGTCGTGGCGGTGAAGGTAGGGCCGGTCAGGGTGATGTTGAACACGCGCCCCGTCGAAATGCCGGTCACGCGGATGTAGTTGGAGAAGGTGTTCTGCGCCTGGATGCGCTTGGTCACCTGCTGGCCGGCGGAAGTCAGCCGGAACAGCGAGCCGACGTTGGTCGACTTGAAGAAGGCGGTCTCTGCCGTCAGCGTGATGTCGCCGGTCAACGCCGATCCCTTGAGCCGCACGGGGCCTGTGTTCAGCGACAGGAAAGGCCCGTCGTCGGGATGGTAGTCGACCACCGACCACGAGCGCGGAGAGGTCGCGCCCTGGCGCTCGATGCGCTTCTGGACGATGCCGTCGCAGGCCACGAAGATCACGTCGCCAGACTGCTCGTAGCGGACGTACTGGAGGTTGGCGGCAGCCCACGGGGTTGTGAGCTCCATGTCGCCCGCCGACTGGCCCAGCGTCACGCTGTCGACCAGGGCGGTGATGTCGTCGGCATTGGACAGGCGGATGAAGAAGTCGCCCGTCGGCGTGATGGCAATGGAATGCTGGCCGGGTCGCAGGGTTCTGTCGGTCAGGTACTCGTCCCCGCCCAGTGTCGAGCCGATCCGCAGGGTGACGTTGCCGCGATTGACGACGATGGCCAGCGCATGCTCGACGCTGATGTTGGCACCGGACACGGCGACCGATCGATCTCGGATTGCCGCCGCGACGCCATTGCCGAGCAGGCTCATGTAACCGCCTGTCGCGAAGGTCGAGACGCCGCCCGACACATCGTTGTCCTGCCACAGGTCGACATCTGCCAGGTTGACGAACAGGCTGGATACGTTGGTCCCGGCCACGAAGGCCGCGCCGCTCCAGTCGTTGAGCTTCGACGTGACGGCGGGCCGGGTAATCACCACCTCATCGATCCGCACGCGCATGACGCTGTCGGTCAGTTCGATGATTGCCGTGTCGTTTGTCGCATGGACGAACGGTATGTGGAACGACGCCGCATTGGACTTGGTCGAGCCGATGTACTCGAGGCCCGGCCGCAGCATCATCGAGCCCATCACGCGAGGCATGAAGTTCTGGTAGGTGTCGGCCGACAGCGCCATGCGCTTGAGATCGGTCCTGGCAAGCGCGAGCCGCGAGACAAGCCCGCGGTTCAGAGCCAGGATCTGGTGGAGAACCTTAGCCACTAGCCAATCAACTGGCTGCGGCTGCCCCTGTCCGACCGGCCAGCGCGGCCCTGTCGCGCAGAGACCCACGAGCCCTGCGGTGCGAATTGCGTGGGCTTCTCCATCGCATCGCACGAAGCGGCCTCAAGGCGGGACTTCCGCAGCTCCTTCTTCATCGCCATCAGGTCGGCCTTGGAGCCGGTCAGGCGAGGCTGGATCAGGGTGGCGAAGTAGAGTTCGGCGAACCGGCAGAAGTCGGTCGGCCACAGCGACAGGTTGGCGCCGTAGTCCGCATCGTTGGAGATGTAGCGGACCCAGATGGGATCAATGTCGGCGTACCAGTAGCCGGTCTCGACATGGTAGGCGGTGAGCGGCGTGTTGAACCGCTCATCCGCGCACAAGGCCACCGTCCGCAGCATGTCGGTGGGCTGCACGAAGCCCTTGGAATAGCCGAACTGCGTTGTGGTGCTGGCGTCCGACGACAGTTCGATCGAGCGCGTGGCGAAGGTCCACTGTCCCTGCGCCAGCACGTCATCGACCAGGCCGTTGTCCCAGACCGTGTCAGCGATGCGACGCGGCTCGCGGTCCTCGGTGAGGGAGGCAAGCAGCCTCTCCCCGCAGATGCCGAGGGCGGCGTTGTAGAGTTTCAGCCGCGTCGTACCCACTTAGGCCGCCTGCAGCACAGGCGAGGCCAGCCAGGCATGCGCCTCGAGCTTGCTCGACAGACCCTGTTTGAGGATCGACTTGTCGCTGAGACGGGTGACGCGCCACTTGGCGGTCGGGCCGGCGTACTTGATCTCGAAGCCTTCCGGCGTCTCGAGGGCGACTTCCTTCACGTCGGTGACGGCGAAGTCGTAGCTTGCCAGAGCGCCGATCAGGACGCCCGTCATGCCGTTCGCGCGGACCATGAACTCGGCGTACCAGGAACCATCGGGCGACAGCACGGCGATGATGTCACCGCGGGAAAGCTGCTTGGCAACGTGGATGTAGGTCTCGGCCTTCAGGAAGTCGGCGCGCGTGACGCTCTCATCGAGGTCGCCTGCGATCCAGGTGTTGCGGCCGTAGTCTGCAATCTTTAGCTGGTGGGAAAGGATCTTCACGGTGTCTCCTGATGTGAAGATGCCGCCGCGAAACGCTACGCGGCGGCGGCATCCCAGAACCCCGGCGAGCGGATGCCCGCCGGGTTAGAGGGTCGATTAGTCGGTGTTGGTAGCGGAGCCGACGACCGTGCCATCGGAGAGATCGACCACGCCGGGCGCCGTCGCGCTGACCGTCACGACCTTGTGCATCGTGAGTGCGGTCGCGTTGGTCGTGCTGTCCTTGTGGTACACGATGTCAGCGGCCTTCATGCCCTTGTCGCCACCATCGGTGATGAACGAGGCGCCATCGACCGTCGCCGTGGCGTCAGCCGAAGTGTGGTGCCAGAAGCGCGGGCCGGCGATGGACTGAGCGACGAGGCTCAGGTTGGCGGAAGTGTAAGCCATGAGAGAATCCTTTCGATGAAGAGAGAGAAACCCCGGCCCGTAGGCCGAGGCTCATCGGTTACTGAGCGGCGAAGCCGGAGCCGTCGTGGTTCATAATCACGATGCCGGTGTTCTGCAGGAGCTTGGAGCCCATGTACGCGCTCGCACGCGCCCACGAGTAGTCCTGCTCCGACATGTAGTCGGCGGCGGTCTGGATGCTCGCCATGTCCATGGCGTGGCCGATCGCGCTCTTGTGGAACAAGATGCACTTCTCGGCCGAGGTCGCCTTGCCGGTGATCGTCGGATGCACGATGAAGTTGACGCCGGCCCACTTGAACGTGGTCGGGTTCGACTTGTCGAACATCTTGTTGGCGGTGAAGTCGGCCGAAGCGAACTCCTTGGTCTGCATCAGGTAGGCGTAGAACGCCGGGCTGATCAGGCCAGTGATGTCGCCGTCGAGCGGGACAGCGTTGTTGCCCAGGATCGTCAGCGCGTACATGACGAGCGAGAGCGAGCCCGTCTGTGCCGTGCCGGTGTCCTGCGTGCCGGCTTCAAGAGCGGCCTGGATGTCGTAGTCGATCTTGCGATTGAGTACGGCCATCGTGGTCTGCTGCATGATGCGGCGACCGTCGCTCTGCGAGGCGTAGAGGTTGTAGCTCGTGCGACGAACCAGATCGTGCCACTCGGCGAGCGTCGCCGTGTACTGCGTCAGGCTGTCGGCGCGTGCCGGGATCAAGCCGTTGAGGCCACGGGTCGTGGCGGTCGCGGAACCCGAATCGGCAACGAGGAACACGGCGGCCGAGCCGTTGACGTTGGCTTCAGTCGTGACGGCGCCGCGAAGCAGGCTCTGGCGAGCCTCGAAGCCGGCAATGAACTCCTGCCGGTATTTGGTTTGAAAGGCTGATTCAGCCATGTGACGTACTCCGATGAAAGGTGAAAGACCCTTCTGTCGGGGTGGCCACGCTTACTTGGTCGGGGTGGCTCGTTAGAGCGCCGACCTGGATCGCAATGGGGCCGCAGCAAGTTGTGAGTATTCTACTGCGACCCCCCGCAATCACCGTCAGGTGGCGTCTACTTGCGGGCGGTGGCGCCTGCCATCATCCGGTTGATCTCATCGACGCGGGCCTGCTTGATGTTCGCCATCGGCCCCTTCCAGTACGGGCCGTTGTGATCGCCCATCTCGGCCTTGAGGCCTGCAAGCTCGGCCTCGATCGTCGCCATCGGCGTCTGCCCGCCGGCCGGTGTCACAGTCGCCAACGGATTGACCTCCAGTGCCTTGTTGATGAAGAAGCGAACCGCCAGCGGATTGGCGCCGACCAGCGTCCCGTCAGGCATGCGCGCCTGCAGGATGCTTGGTCCCAGGTCGGGACCAGCCTCGCGGAAGTAATCGTCGGCCGCGGTGACGTATCGCTTGTAGTCGCCGCCGTACTCCTGAGTGAGTGCAGCAACGACCTCCTGCTTGCCGGTCGCGTCCTGCGCGAACTGTGCCTCGGCCCTGCGGCCCTGCTCGGCGTAGTACCAACTGAGCGCCGTCTTGACGGCCTCGGGCTGGAGGTTGGCCTCGTGCGCCGTCTTGAGGAAGCCTTCGACCAGAGGCTTGTCAGCCTCGCCGATCACCATGCCCTGCGGCAGGCTCACGTCGTACTTGTCGAAGGTCTCGGGGATGTTGTTGTCGGCACGCCACTGCGTCAGCTCCTCGGGCGTGGCGCCTTCCTTGAGCGGCTGGCGCACCTGTCCCTTGGCGAAGCGGTCGCGCGCGGCAAGCTGCGCCTCTGCCAGCGCCTTGGGGCTGGCATAGCGGTCGAGCATCTTCCGCAGCTTGTCGTCGCCGCCGGCCATCTCGTCGCGCCAGGTCGACGCGGGAGGGTCTGCGGGAGGGTCGCCGGCAGGCGGGGTATTTGCAGTCGGGGGTGGCCCCTCGTCGGAAATTGTCGCGGAGGGGCCGGGTGGAACGATCGGCGCTGCGGGTGCGGCCGGCGTAGCAGGTGCGGCGTTGGGAACGGGTGCCGGGGTGGCCGGATCAAGTACCGGGGCCGGTGTGGGTTCGAGTGCCATTGGGGGGTCAGACTCCTGTTTCGGACAAACCCTCCCCCGGTGAGACCCGCGTCTTGAGCGCGGTTATGGACAGTTTGAGGAACAGCACGAGCTTCAGACCGACGAAGCGGCGGCCCTGCATGAAGGCGCTGCTACGCTCGTTGGTATGGTCGAAGGTCTCGTCGTAGGTCATGCAGCCGCGCTCGATGATCCACTTGAAGGCGCGGATCTGCTGGTCAGGCGTCGCCTCGCCCACGGCCAATGCCTTCACGGCCGCCACGTCGGCGACATCGTGCTGGTAGGACAGGTGCGGCAGCGTGTTGTGGCCGAGGGGCTTCTGCGCCATCAATCACCGCGGCGCGCGGTCGGCGACAGCCAGCCGCCATTGATCGATGTGCCGGTGACGCTCGCGGCCGGGGTTATGTCCCAGTCGGCCCATATCTGCGGCTCGATGTACGGACGCTGTACGGACGGCGTCAGCACGTCGGCGATGCGCTCCAGGGCCTCGGCAATGCGCGTCAGTTCGTCCTTCATGCGCCCGCCTGCGGGGTGAGGCCCATCATGTCGGCAGTGTTGCCGGCGGCCTCCGAGGCCGTCTTGGCGACGCCCGCAGCCTGCTCCAGGCCCTGCATCATCTGCTGCTGGGCAGCCTGCTGGGCGGCCTTCTTCTTCAGGATGTCGACCTCGGACTCGGTCCTCATCCAGGCGGCCGGGATCACCGCGGTCAGCACGTCGCGCGTACCCTTGGTCATGTCGACCAGCATCGCGACGCTGGGGTCGAGCTGCATGGCCTGCGTCAAGACCTGGCTGGCCTCGAGCATCTGGCCGACCTTCATCTTGTCGATCGCCTCGCGGAGTGGGGACTCGAACTGGAACTCGACGGTCTGACCGCGCATCGACGGCGGCGCGTCTTGAGCGATGACCGGGTCGGCCCGCATCATCAGGCCGAGATCCTCCTCGCAGACTTTGGAGTTGTATTCCATCTCGACCGGCTCGAAGAGGGGCAGCGCGTTGCGGATGTACTCCTGCACCCGCTGCCCGACCTCATAGGCCGTCATGTCAGGCCCGCCTTGTGGGGGCAGGTTCAGTTTGTTCAGGAAGAAGCCCTCGCCGATCTGCATGCGAAGGTCGGCGATCATCTCGTGGCCGAACGTCAGGCCCTTGTGATCGCTCGCCATTGGCCGCAGTGCCTCGCCGGTACGCTCGTCATAGTCAGCGTCGACCCAGGTGATGCCGCCGGCATAGATAGGCACATCGCCCCGGATCGCATCCTGGACAGCCACCATGGGCGGATTTACCGCCTTCTCGCCCGCTTCCAGGATCACATGGGTGATCTGCTGCAGCAGCCGCGCATCGGCCACGGCGGCGTCGGTTGCCGGGCTGTTGGCGTACTGCGAACCGGAGACGACCTCCCACCGCGGCACGACGTAGCCGAAGGACCATTGGCCCACGCACTCGATCATGTGGACGTTGTCGACATCGATAATCATCGACACGAACGGCTGCATGAACTTCTTGGCGCCGGGGAACGTCGCGTACATCTTGGCCGGCATCACGACGTGCCAGCACTTGACCTCGGCGTAGGGCGTCTTCTCGAGCAGCTTGGTCGTCTCGGAGTGGACCTTGTCGCGGAACAGCGTCGACAGCGTCGTCGCGGTCGGCGTCCACTGGCGGTACATGGTGTCGATGATGCCGACATCGTTCTCCATCCAGGCGCAGTCGCGCAGATGCCAGCAGCGATGTAGGAGATGGGGCTGCGAACCGTCGCCGGGGCGGTACAGTTCGCACTGAAGGACCGCCTGGCCGAACGTCGCAAAGTCGTTGTCGGCCGTCTTGGTGGCGCGCACGAAGCCCGATCGGCTGTCGTACATGGCGTCCTTCTGCAGCCTCGTCAGCTTCTCGAGGTATTGCTTGGCCTCGGTGTCCTCCTGGTCAGGGCGCCGGCTGCGGATGTTGAACCACGGCTTGGCGGTCGGGCGCAGCATGGTGCTGAAAGCATTGGCGAGGTTGCGCCGGGCGATCACCGGAGCCGAGGTCATCAGGCTGCCGTTGCGGTCGGTACCCAGCGACAGCGTGCGGGTGAAGTCGGCACGGGCGGGATAGAAGTTCTCAGCCAACTCCTGCCACAGCGACAGCAGGCTCATGCGCTTGGAGAACAGGTTGTCGCCCAGCATTTTGACGTGGTTGACGCAATCTTCGTTGCTCATGACCCGCCCCCAAGTGTTTCTTCATTGCCGACCACCAGAGACGAACGTCTCCGCTCGGCTGCGCGGCGGGTCGCTTCTTCATCATCTGCGCCGATCTCACGGCTAGCAGTTGATGGCGTCTCGGCCGGGGGTGCGGGCGCCAGCACGCTCCGCGAAGGAGCAGGTGCGGTCGGTTCAAGAGTGGACGCGCGGCTCGGCTGGCCCGCCATCTTCTCCCATACGGCGCGGTCCCCGGTGTAGGTGCCGTTTGCCAAGCTACCCTTGACGACCAACTTGGCCATGTCGCCCATCAGCCTTCGCCCAAGCTGTCGCCGATGATGGTGTTGGAACGCGAGGTCTTGCCGGCGCGGCGTGTCGCCTGCTCCTTCATCGCGTACTGCGTGTCAGCCACCGGGTCTTTGACCGGCATGACGATGGGAGGCTCGACCTTCGCAGGCTCGGGCATGGCCGGCATCTGAACTGGAGGTGGTGCGGAACCGCCGCCGCCAAATAATGAACCCATGTTACGCGCTCCTACTCATTAACCGTCGCCGCCGCCGTCACCGCCGTCGCCACCATCGGCAGCGGCTGCGTCGGCCGCAGCGTCGCCCACGCCAGCAGTGCCACCGCTTCCCCACGATTCGGGAATCCCCCCCAAGATCAGTAACTGGCGCCGCCTGCGCTGCTCGTCGGTCTCCTCCGGGGGTGCCGGTGCCAGGGGCGATGCCACCTGCACAGCCTTCTGCGCGGCCGATAGCTGCGGCCCCGTGGGCGGCCGGTAGTTGGGCGCGAACGGGTCATCGCCCTGCCACACGATCGGCTTGGGAGCCTCTGGTGGAGGTGCTGGTGCTGGCGCTGAACCGCCGCCGCCGCCGCCAAACATGCCGCTCATCAGACTGCTCCCGCAAAGGCGATGACATCGGCCGGCAGCATCAGATGCTGGTCGACGCGGACGAGGCCCAGAGGCCCGCCGTCAATGGCTGCGTCCCAGACGTAGTGGCCGCGCTTCTGCAGGGCCGTCTTGGCCTTCTGGAGGTCGGAGGT